AACCCTGTTGTAGATATCGCCAATAATAAAATTGGTTCTGTTGTTCCTGTTTTATAGTTACCCGTTGTAATTGGATTTTTTACATTATTGTAGTTTGGTTGATCATAACAAGCTTGGTAATCAGTCATTAAATAATAACTTCCAGCGGTTAGTGTTCCACCTGTGGCGAATGAATATAAATCATCGTAAGTTCCTTCGTTATAGTTTGAATTAGTGAAAGCGGAATACGATATATGGTATGTATCCCCACTCAACTCTACGGGAAATAATGTATCCGTTGTTACTTCCGAAAGGTATGTTAATTCCCCAATTGTTTTTCCTGTTAATGCCATAATCTTTTTATTTTATAAATATCATTAATTTTAGTTTATTGTTGGTATTAATTGAGTTATTATAAAATATATGGACTCGGTGTTGGGGTGGGTGTTGGAGTTGGTGTCGGAGTCGGAGTCGGTGTTGGTGTCGGAGTAAATGTCGGTGGATTAATAAAACTTAAAAATTGGTCAACTCCAACCGATATATAATCACCAATTGTTGTTAAAATAGCGTTAAAAATATTTTGTTCAGGATCAACAAACATCAAATATTCATTTTCACCAACACCAATATATTCATCGTTTTCAGTTATTATTGGGTTAATCAATTGTTCTGGTGTAGGAGTTGGTGTAGGAGTTGGTGTTGGGATTGGTGGATTAAAATATGTTAATATATTTATAGTATAAAATATTTCTTCATAATAAATAAGATCAAAATATGTAAATTCTGATTCTCCATTTAACAACGAATAATCAGTTCTACTAATATGTTGGGTGGTACCATAAGATTCGCCAATTGGGATATATATTGATTCTGTTATCTCAATAAAACTTCTTGGTCTTAAATAAAGTTTATTTTTAAAGTATAAAATAATATCATTATCCAACGGTTTATCAAGATATAACTCGTAAAAAGAGTTTATTGTTTCTGGATATATTCCTGGTGAGTATGTTGCAACTAAAAGAAATGAAGATCCTGAAAATGGTGGAATTATTGGAACTAAAGAATCTAAACATATATCTATTAATGTACCTGCTTGACCACCTGGTCCTGTTATTGTTAATGATGTAAATGGAACTGAATTTGAAATTGTGAATGTTCCTCCACCACTATTTGGATCAGGTGACCCTGAAGGACAACCAATTGCAGTAATAATATTCCCATTAATTGTTGCACAACAATAATCACAAGAAGATAAAACCGAGTTTCCAATATTTGTTGAAAAAGTAAATGATTCTGATCCTAAAATATTCATTGTATATCCAAGTAATCTTATATCAATATTATTTACCGGAGTACTAAAAGTTAATGTATAAGTAAATGATGATGTCTGACCTAAAAGTGTTGTATTTGAAGATGAATTTGGTGGTAATACACACCAAGAATTATAACTACCATATGGGTTAGGTATTATATCGCCAAAACCAGACGATGTTATTACTATACCATTGGCAATTACTGAAGAACCTGTAATAGGTAATTCACTAACCGCAGAACATGTTGAACAAACGGGTGTTGTTGTTGGAGTTAATGTTGGAGTTAATGTTGGTGTAACAGTTGGTGTTGGATAACAATATCCACTTGTTGCACTCGGAGTTAATCTCGGAGTTTTTGTTGGTCTTGGGGTTTTACTTGGTTCAGGACAACCACAAGGATTTGTACAAGTTGCACTTGGTGTTGGAGTATTGGTTGGAGTTTTTGTTTGTGTGGTGGTAACTGTTGGGGTTGGAGTCGGAACCTTACATGGATCAAAAGTTGGTGTTGGTGTAATTGTTGGTGTTACTGTTGGTGTTTGAGTTCTTGTAGTTGTTACTGTAGGCGTAGGCGTAGGTGTTGGTCTTGGTACTTGTAGTATGTTTGGACAATTTGTTCGACAATTACCATCGTTACCTAAAATTAAAATTGTATATGTACCATATATTTCTCTTGGTGGAGATAGTAATGAGGCATTAAAGAAATAAGGTAAAACAACATTACCTAAATTAATAACAATATTTTCATTGTCAGGTTTAAATAAAACAGTTGCAATTTCACCATTATAATTAACACTTGCTATTAATATAGTTTGACTCATCTTTGTTTAAATATAAATACAATCTAAAATTATTTTAAATAAAACTTATACGAAATAATTAGGATCAATAATAATTGGGGGGTTTGCACCTACTTGACGATAAATTAAAGCCGGATAACTTCCAGTCCATGGGATTGCCGCTGACGGATTAAAATTCCCAACATATATGTCAAAGCTTCTTGGGTCATTTATATCAGTTCTATGTACGGCATACCTTGTAAGCGTAGATATAGAAACCAAATTTGGGTCAATTAATATATTTGGATCAGTAGGGCCATAAACTTGCGGTCTAGGACTCCAAAAAGCGGATTCACAACTAAGTGATAGAGGCAACCATGTTCCATTATCTGTTTGGATTTTATAAAATCCATCAGCACCCCCGAAGTCACAAGTTGTGGCAGATAAAGAAGGTATTATTGTTAATGGACTTCCTGAATATGGGTATGTTATAGTTGAATACCAAGGGAACTGCAAAGAAGTTACATCTTGAGCGTACATTACTGGACCACTAGGGATATTTACAACAGAAACTGTTCTTGCAAAAGGGTTAATACTTCTAAGTGCGGTATTAGAAGTTGAACTATAACTGGGATCAATATTATAACTTGGAGTTATAATATTTGCCACAAAATTTCCAGTTGTTGCCGAACAAGATGAAACACAAATAGGATTGCCACCACCGTAATTATTTGTTATCAAATTCATTGTTATTATCATTTGAAAATTTCCGGGAGCATTTGGTGTGGTTACCGAAGAAGATGGGTGAACATTCCAAGATCTAAATACAAACTGATTGTCAGCACAATTTGAATTTATATTCAATGGTTGGTAATGATCTAAAACTATTGCCTTATAATAATTTAATGATGTGGATAATGGTGGTGTTGGTAACCAACCAATTGCAGTTAATTGTGATTGGTATGAGTTAAAAAATGCGTCTCTATCTGTTAAACTTGAACACGTTATGGTAATTACATTATTAACTTTAGTTATACTTATTGTGTTAGGTGAATTAGTCGTACACAAAGTTGTGGTACCTGCACTAATAATAAGACAACCACCACCAGTTGGAGATAAAGGCATCGAATTGCTACCAAACCCTAAAAAATTATTATTTGTTATTCGATTAACCTGCGACTGGCCTCCACCACAACCACAGTTAGAACTCGGCAAACTATTTCTTGATGGTAAAAAAGGATTACTTAAACTTGAGAAATCTGAATGAATATATTTAAATATATCTTCAGTCAAAAGAGTTGATATATCACAACCATCAACTTGAAGAAGAACAGTAAGTCTATTACAATCAAAATTAAATGTTGGTGTAATAGAAGAAAGTATAATTTGTTGACCATAAGGATATGGTATATAATTATTAATACAAGTTTCACAATTAAAATTTTCTAAACACGTAAAATAAAAATCCCAACTTGTTTGATTTTGTGTTGAATTTGGTATAACTTCAAGGATTAAATAATCCCCACTATTTATTACAAAGTTACTTAAATTTAGAATTTTATGAAAATAATTATTAGTTGCATTTATTGAATCAAACACATATTTTTTTGGTAAAGCGGCAACCCTATAATCAATACCTTTATCTAATGCTGGTGGACCTGATGAACAAGATAATCCACCTATATCTATGAACTCAACAACAATTGGGGTATTTCCGTAATTTGATCCCATAAATGTTATTTTCAATGTATCAAGAATAAGATTCCCTCTAAATGCTAATGCAAAATATTTTTTACTTGGATCCATATTGAAATGTGAATACATACTTGAAGGTGGAACTGCAGATCCAGGTCCTGCGGTAAATTGTACTCTATGTTCATAATTTCCTGTTAGTGTTCCATTACTACAATTAAATGATTCTACAGTTAATTGTGAAGAGTCAAAACAACTCATCAATGCCGCAGTTGTTCCTGATATTCCTGTTGAGGTATAAGTTGTTCCAGCAATTGTTACCGCTTGAAGTATTGGGGTATATGTATCTGGTGGTAACATTGGTGAGTTAAAAACCGTCATTGGGTGGTTATAATTATAAGAACCAACAAATGAATATGGCGTTCCAAATCCTGATTTCAAGGCAATATTACCTAACGAGTCATACCAAAAAATTGTGTATGCCGTAATACTACCACATGATCCGGTTAGATTGCCACAGATTATTTGACCCACAGTATTTTGTATATAATTAGATAACCCTAAACTACAAGGTGGTATGCACAAATTTATTGATCCAGTACTTGGTGTTATAGTTGGTGTTGGGGTATTTGTTGGCGTAAACCCAAAAGATGTGGTTGGTGTTGGTGTTGTTGTTTTTGTTGGAGTATTTGTTGGAGTATTAGATGGTGTTGGAGGAGGATCTGTTGAGGTTGGTGTCGGTGTCGGAGGAGGATCTGTTGAGGTTGGTGTAGGTGTGGGTGTAGGAGTTTTTGTTGGTGTAAGTGTGGGAGTATTAGTTACGGTTGGTGTAGGGAATTCCACAATTAAATCACATGGACATGGAATATTAAAATCACAGTATATGGAAAATCCCGAAAAATACAGACTATATGATCCCTCATAATTATCACTCACATAATCATATGGTAATAAATGAGTTCCTAAATTTATTGTCCCTCCACTACATGGAGAAAAAATTATTTCTGCGGTTTGACCACTATAATATGGTGAAGTTATTCGTGTTATCATTTTAAATATAAATACAATCTAAAATTATTTTAAATAAAATAATTACTATCAACAACATTACCACTTGGGAAAGATGCATTTCTCTCATAGATTACGGTTCCGTTTGATAAACGTAATTCATAATATGTTGGATTAAGAGGGTCCGTTAAAACAAAATAATACTCAAAAAACGTTTCTGCAAAATATTGAGACTCGTTTCCATTAGTTGAATCAATTTGATTTATAAAATTCATCCAACTAAAGTTACAAGTTGTTGCAGATAAAGTTGGTATAAAAGTTAATGGACTACCCGAATAAGGTAATGTTCTTGTAGAATAATACGGTATTGCTAACCTTGCGTTCCCCATCCAAGTACTTGGTGTTGTTGGTGTTGGAGGAGAATACATATGGCTATAACCAACAAATGGTATGTCCCACTTTAACCCATTTGTTGTGGTAACATTAACATCATAAATAGGGTTGAAATCATTAACAACATTAACTATATTGTCTGCAACTGAATAACAATTAACACAATTTAATTGTGGATATTGATTTGTTATCGTTGATGAATTTATGGTTAATACCCAAGCACCAATACTTCCACTTGTTGTTAAAATTGAACTTGGGTGAATACGATACGTAGTAACATTATATTGTGCATCACCACAAGTACTATTAGTTGATAAAGGTTCAATATTTTTAAAGTAAATAAATTTATAATAATTAATATTAGTTGGAGATGGAGGTGTTGGGGTCCATCCTGGTAAAATATTATATATTGACATATATGTGTTATAAAAATTATCTCTAGTTGTTAGAGAAGAACAAGTAATTGTTATTGTTGGTCCTGATTTTACAAAATTTATAACTTCACCAGGATTTGTAAGACAATTAGGGGTAATTGAAGTTCCTAACTGTTGACAAATAGGGTTAAAAGATAACCCCCCAGTAAGACCGTATCCACCTAATCCTTGGTACGATGATTGACCAATTGTAGTATAAAAATTAGTATCTAATGATTGACCTGATACTGAGTGCATATATTTAAAAATATCTTCACTACCATATGAAGGACATCCTATGGCATTTGCATTAAAAGTAAGTACATTACATATGTCTAATGATGTACTTATTGAAGACTCAAGAATTTTAAATATTGGATTTGTCTCCAAACAACTTTCACAATTAAATGTTTCCAAACACGTAAAATATAAATCCCAACTTGTTTGAGTTATTCCTGTGTTTGGAATAACTTCTAATATTAGATAGTCACCATTATTTATTGTAAAATTAGTTAAGTTAATTGGTTTGCCATAGTATGCGTTTGAATTAAAAGTCTGAATTCTTTTAGGTATTGTAGAAACCCTCCAATCGGTATTTCCAATAACGTATTGACCAACTTCAATATATTCAACAACAATTGGATCACTATAATTTGTTCCATCTTGATTAACAAAAGTTATTTTAAATTTATCGGGAACTACTTCTCCGTTAAAAGAGTATGCAAAATAAGGTTGTGTTGGATCTAAATTAAATGTGGTTGACAATGACCCTGGAACTACATTGGATCCTGGTGTAGTAGAGTATGATTTTCTACATTTATAATGTCCAATTTCGGTGCAGTTTTCACAACTGAATGATGATACAACAACATCAATATTATTAAGACAATCTAAATTTGATATTGTGGTACCACTTAAACCTGTTGAGGTATATGTTATTCCCGCAATTACAATTGCTTGTAATACTGGTGTATATGTTCCCGAAGGTATTGGAGGAGATGAAGAGCCTGTTAATGGGTGGGTAACGGTATATGTTGTGTAACCCGGAATTAATGGACCATAACCACTTACTAATTGGACAATTCCATTTAAATCATACCAATAAATAACATAAGATGTTATAAAACCACATCCACCTGTTATACTACCAACAACTAATTGACCAACTGTGTTTGAACTATAACTGTCAAAACCTAAACTACAAGGAGGTAAACATAAGTTTATAGTTGGTGTTGATGGAATAATAGAATCCGCACAAATATCACATATGGTTCCACCTAAACCTCCTGGTCCAATAATGGTTAGAGTTGTATAAGGTAATGTTGAAGAAATTTTAAAAACCCCACTACCATAATTATATTGACCAGAGTTAAAAGTACACGGTGCCCCTGAACCACTATAAACAGATAACGTATTACCATTAATATCCATAGTTACAGCATTAGCTGTAATTGCCTGTGTTCCACCACCATTTGTTGTTAATGTAAAACTTTCAGCATAAGGGGGTAATTGACCACCATTACAAGTACCAAATAGACAGGCATCATACCCAAGTAGTCTTATTATAATATTATTTACTGGTGTACTAAAAGTTAATGTATATGTAAAGTTTATTGGGGTAGTAAAACTACTTCCAAGAATTATGGTACCGAAAGCAGAATTTCCACCAATAAGTGGTACGCAACTATATTGTCCTGAACCTGGAAAACTGGCAACACCTCCACTACCTGACGCTGTAATTGTTACCCCATTATATGTTACAGAATTATTAAGAATTGGTAATATACTAGGTGATAAACAATAAAGTGTTTCTGGTGTTGGTGTTGGTGTTGTAGGTAACCCTGATGTTATGGTAGGTGTAGGTGTTGGGGGTGGATCTGTTGATGTTACGGTTGGTGTTGGAGTTTTTGTGTTAGTTGGTGTTGGAGTTTTTGTGTTAGTTGGTGTAGGTGTTAATGTTGGGGTAGGTGTTAATGTTGGGGTAGGTGTTATAGTAGGTGTTATAGTTGGGGTTGGAGTAATAAAAGTGTCGGGAAAAGTAAAATTACAACATTCACTAGACGCCGTAAAACAAACAATATATTGACCATAAACATAATCCGCAGTATAATAATAAGGGATAAGTTGAATACCGATAGGTACGGTACCACCAGTTTGAGGATAAAAAGTTATATCTCCATATTGATTTAAATAACTAAGTGAACTTATAAGTACTGTTTGCATTTTATATTTATATATATTAAGGACAAATGTTTTGTATTGCAGTTATTATGCTAGTAGGATTAAATCCAATTGTTACAGACCCATTAGTTCCTGTTGCTAAAGTATTGAGAGCAGTACTTGTAGTATAGGATGTCATTAACAATACTCTTATATTCTGAGCAAACAATTGGGGTATTAACCCATTAATAAAGGTTACGTCTGTTGAATTGTAAACATCATCGTCACCACTAGGTGGAGCATCAGTTATTAATATTATTAATTTTGAAACCCCTGGTCTAAATGTACCAGCAATATATTCATATCCTAAATAATTATTAGTTGATATCAAATCTACTCCCATATCACTTGGCTCTGGTTGCCCTGATCCACTACCTAACGGGACTATACCGTTTAATTTATTTAATTGTGTTGTAAATGTTGCAATATTATTAGTTCCCATTTTTTCCCATGCGGTTATCCATTGATAAATTCCTGATGAACCAGTATTAATTTTTCTTTGTGAAATAGGTAAAGAAGTGTATTCAAAATTTGAACCATATCCGTACACACCAGGACCAGGATATTCATCAAATGTTACCAAACCAAGTCTGTAATTATTATTTGATTCTGTTTGAATTGTATTAACAATTGATATTATCGAAGATTTAATACTGTTAATTCCACCCCCCATACTTCCCGTATAATCAAGTAAAAATACTACATCCATACCATCTGTACATGCTGCTGGATCTCCAGGAACCTCCGGTACAGTACCAATAGTTGGTGTTGGTGTAGGGGTTAGAGTTGGAGTTGGTGTAGGAGTTGTGAAATTTAAATCACATATTTTTAATAATGTTCCACCACCTCCGCCAGGTCCAGAAATTGTTACTGTAGTATAAGAAGTTGCTGCCGCAATTGTAAATTGTCCAGATCCACCAAATTTTGATGGGGATAGGTTTCGACACCCTGTTCCGGGAGGTCCAACAGTTATTAAATTATTTGTTATGTTATAACAACACCCATCACAAGGAACGATAGATGGGTTTGCAGTATTTGTGGTTATTGTAAATGTTTCAGGGGTGGTATAGTCGATTAAATGTATTAATAAATTGTTAACTGGACTACTAAAGGTCATTGTATATATGAAATTTGTGGGTCCGGTATATGGTGGAGAATCGTCACCAAGTTCTACAGTATTTGTATATGTGATAAGATTTGTTTCACAAGTTGCCGCCACTGGAACTGAAGTTGAGAAAGGAGTTATTCTTCCTGTACCTGAACCAGTTATAGTAATACCATTTATAATAACACTACTATTTGGAAGAGGAGCTTCATAATTGACAACACAACATGTGTTAGATGTTGGAGTTGGGGTTGGACTTGGAGTTGATCCAGGTATAATTTCATAATCTATATCACAAACAGGGAACTTAAAATCATTGGTTTTACATTCAATAGGGTTGCAATCAGGACAATCAGGATCAAACATACTAAATTTGTCCTTTAATATTTTAAAATTATGTTTTATTTCGGGAGCGGTTAATGGATCAACATACATTCTAAATTGTGAAATACCTCCTTCAAAAGTACCACCAAAATTTTGTTCTAATAAAATGTTTGTCCTCATTCCCGCAAATGTAGTTCCACTAAGAACATTTTCAGGAAATAATTCGGGGTCTTGAATATAATCTGTGTAAGGTAAAGTACATGATGAAAAAATTAAATTTTCATGTAATCCTTGAGTTCCACCACCCCAAGACATATTAAATGGTACCCCAATTTGTCTTTCTTTATCGGTATCTAATGCTCTTGGAATAACTTCTTCAAAGTTCTCAATAGTAAAAAATGGTTTTCCATTAACATAGATTTTTAATCTACCCATTCTATATTCTAAATCATTTAACCATTTTTGGTTAAGTTTTACTAATTCTATTTGTTCGGGGTCAATACTACAATTTTCATGAGTATATGGAGGTTTTATTAATTTAGTGGTATCATTCACTAATGAATCCAAATATTTTAATTCTGTTATATCACCTAATCCTCCTCTCCATTGTAAATCACAAGTATCAAGCCAAGTATATCTTCTCCATACAACATCAATCAACATCCATTTTTCTAAATCAAAAAATGAATCACATCTTGTTAAACAATAATCATAAATCCCATTTGGGGAACAATAAGTATCAATTGTATATCCTGTCATTTGTGTTATCCCTGTTGTTGCACAACTTCCTGTTGTAACACAATCACCGGTAAATCTTAATACTTTAACACATATTTTTGGATTTTTTGGGTCTCCTGAAAATTTAACAGAAAACGCATTAGATAATGAATCCCATAAAGGATCTTTTTCGCAAGTATCTTCTATTGATGTGTAACCTGTGGTTGCACAAGTAATACAATCAATACATTCATCACACGTATCACAATCAGGACAAGGTGCATCACAAGTAGGGGTTACTTCACAATAAACGGGTGATGGGGTTGGAGTTGGTGTTGGTGTAGGGGTTGGTTGACAAGGTTTACACAATAATGGAACAATTGGCATTGGTGTTGGGGTAACTCCCGTTATAAGAGCACAAGGGTGAGTTTTACATTCCCATCCACATGTACCACAAGGTTCCTCACCACAATCACAACCACAATAACGTTTTTGTTCCTTACAGACATCACATCCATAATTAATATGGTAGTCGTGGATTCCATCAACAGATCTTGGTGGGTAAACAAAAATACATCTACTATTTGTTACTCCTTTGTTACAACATGCACACGTTACTAAACAATCTGTTAATCCTGATGTTACTCTTGTATAACCTGTAAAACATTTTGGATGTCCATCGGCATGGTGATAAAACTTATTTTCAGCTCTTGTACCTAAATAAAAAAATGTATTTTTATTCTCAGGATAAATTTCATTTAATGTTGTGTTACCTAAACTAGGAATTCTATCGTTAATAATTCTTGGTTTTAATACCATTTCCACCGACCAACCTTTATTGGTTCTTTCGGGTAATGCTTCATAATCATAACCAAATAATTTATAAAACCCTTGATAGAAACCACCATATAACTTATGGTATTTACCAACATTAGGTTCTACGGTGCTTTCAATTTCATATAAAGTATTTTTAGGTATTCCTGAAAATCTATTATATTGTGAAGTATATCCCGTAACTTGGAACATTTTCATTCTTCTATCAAAATAAGTTCTTTGAAATTTTTCTGTTTGATTAAATAATCCATTAGTAAATGTGATTGTTTGACCAACTAAAGATGTTACTAAACCATTATCCATTCCAACTAAACCTATGTCACAAGCACTCTGAGCACTAAAACAAGTAAGATCTAAATTATCTGGATTATAATAGTTTTCAGAAACAACTAAATTTCTATAATCATATTGACCATATGTAAGTGTTAAATTTTGTGTTGTGTTTGAACTATTAAGGTCATAATAAACAGGTAATCTATTTCCATATGTTTGGGCAATAAGGTATGGTGAGAATACAACCTCTTGATTGTAATCTACCTCATCAGAAGATATTGACATATCTGACGCATCTAAAGCAAAACTTATTTTTAGTTTTGGGTATGCGTACTGATTAATGTTCTGTTGTGCCATCTTTTTTTAAATAAATACCACAAATGAAGTATTTATTGTAAAAAATACTTATGATGAGTAAAATTAGTGAAGGACTTAAAAAATATAAAAATGCTGCAACTAGTGAGGCAAAAGAAACTAGATTGTTAGTAAAAATATTAATGTCTGCAGCAAAAGAATATAAAAAAGATAGAAAGTTTAAATTAGACACTGAAGAAGTTCAATTTATTAAAGATCAATCTCAAGACATTTTAAAATTAATTCCTTTAATTGTACTTCAAATATTACCTGGTTCTATGATCGCAACACCATTTATTATTGAATTAAGTAAAAAATTAGGAATTAAGTTAAATAGTAAAATACCCAAAAAACATCAAGAAGAAAAAAATGATGGTGAAATATCAGAACTTGTTAATGCTGATGGGTCAATGGTTGGAAAAAGTACACCAATACTTCAGTTAGACATGCACCCAAGAAAAACAATGGACCAAACTGTTGTTGCAACAAGACAAACAAATAATCCAATGGTTAGAGGATACCGAACTTACTACGGTGAATCTGAAGAAAAGGATGATGAAAAAATATTAGACGAGTATAATTTGAAACCTACGTTTGCTTATGATGAAACAGAAGATGTTTCAACATATGACGAAGCAGATGAGGTATTAGTTGATTTAGGAATAGAAGATCCTTTTGAAAGACACGAAAGATTGGAAACATTGGGGTTTGATCCTCAATTGGACAAACAATTAAAACAAGAAAAGAAAAGAGGTGAATGTAAAAATTGTTTTACCAAAAGAAGATTGTCGGAATTAGAAAACCAAAAAATGGTTAGAATGATTGATGAAATATTATTGGGTAAAAAATCTAATTCAAATGAAGTTGTTAAAAAAACTAAAGAAGAAGATGAAGATGAGAAATCACCAATTAGTAAAATATTAATGAGAAATATTGAATCAATTAAAAAAATAGCAGAAAGAGAAGGATTATCATTAAATAAATTAATCAAACATTTTAAAGAAAGTGAATAAGGAGCTATACGATAAAGTAATACCATTACCAAAAGAATTGGTGGAGTACTTACAGCAATGTTTTGATCAAGTCCCAAACTCGGATGCTTCCGTTGAGGGTCACAAAAGAAATGAATTTTTGCGTGATAAAAAACAAGCAACCTTTCAACAATTAGAAAGAATTGAAAATTGGTTTAAATATTATGATGGTCAAAAAGAATCCGCACCATATATATTAAACGGTAGTGATTACATGAGAAGTTGGGTGACTCAAACTATTGATGGTTTAAGAAGAGGAACAACGACACCTGAAATAGTAAATGATGTTATGCCTGATGATGTTAATGATGATCTTGTTGATGATATGGGATGGTTATCAAATATGAATAGAGACGTTAAATCACATAAAGATGTGAATGATGATATAAAAATAACAGAAACCTTAAAAAGGATAAACGACATAATGAAAAAAATAATTTAATATGCCAGTTACAGAACCACTTAATTTTAATCAACCCGACAATGAGTTATCTCAAATTGCGGTACAACAAAGATCTAAATTATTCCCAAAGAATGATTATAAAGATACTAATAAATATTCTGTCACAAATCCTGACGCAATTTCCGATGGAGATGATGCGGGTAAAGGAACTGGAATATTTTTAGATACAGCTAATGGAGGATCTTCAATTGATATTCTTGAAAGAAAGAACGAAATTAAAATAAATGAATATCAACCAAATAAGCCTTATACGACACCATCGGCATAATGAAACTTTACAATACTTTAAAAGATGTTATTCTTGAGGTAGTCGCCGTTAATTCAGTTACAGACACAATTAAAAAGAAACAAAAAATTGTGATGTACTATGATGGTGACGAACCAGGGGGTAAAGGTTTGCGTTTAATTGAACCAGTATGTTTTGGGTATAGTAAGTCGGATAATCCGGTATTAAGAGCTTGGGATTTAGAAGGAGCTTCTCATACCGCTTACAATGGAGAACAACCTTTACCTGGTTGGAGATTATTTCGATTGGATAAAGTACTAACCTATAAACCATCGGGAGAAAATTTTACCTCACCAAGACCTGGATATAACCCTAAGGGTGATAAAAGTATGAATAGAGTTATTATTAACTCTGTTTTTGACCAAAATGAGGAAGAAACAATTGAAAGTTCTATTAATGATATTGTAACAGACGTGGTTAATTCAATGATAAACGGAATAATTCAAAAAAATGGTGTGGATTATTTAACTAACATTGATTTATCAAAAGCTGCAGAATCATATAAACAAATTTATCAAGAGTTGGAAAAAAGATTAAATAGAAAATTAAGTACTGAAGATAAAGATAACTTTAGACAACAAATACAAAATTTAATCCAACAATCACAAAGTCTAATAATAAATAATTTAAAATAAAATGGGATCTGAACAAGAACTAATCGAAAAATTAATGATTTCCAAAAAAATTATGGACAAACATAATAATATGGGTAGAGGTCAATCACAAGGAAATGACCTAACAAGTCCTATGGTGGAAGAATTTACACCAATAAAAGGACAATACAATTTACCACAAGAATTTTTATCTGAAGAAAGTGCAATACCAAGACAAACTAACAACGAATTACCAACATCCGAAAGAATACTCAATTCAAGATTACCAGATGAAATAAAAAGATTAATGATGGAACACCCAATACAACAACCAACTATGGGTACATCTACAGGTTCTGTATTATCTAACGAATTGATTGAGAAAGCAACAAGATTGATGAATAATACACCAAAGGGAGAAACAAATAAACAACAACACCCACAACAAAAAATTAATGAAAGTGTTTCTAATTCTAATTTAAAAGATATTATCAGAGAAACAATGGAAGATGTTTTAAAAGAAAATGGGTTATTGGTTGAGTCAGAAACAAGCAGTAATGATTTATTTAAGTTTAGAGTTGGTGAACATATTTTTGAAGGTAAAATTTTAAGAGTTAAAAAAGTAAGTAAGTAACCAATATTTTAATTTATTAACCCCCATTCTTATTTAGTTTGGGGTTTTTTATTTTATTGTCTTTACCTTTTGATAAAATAGGACTATTATTAATAAAAAAATATTATGGACGATAAGATAGAAAAGAAAATTATACTAGAATATAAAAATGGTAAGAGTAGTATAGACATTGTTAAAATTGTTGGATTATCAAAACCCACAATCCTTAAAGTTTTGAATAAACATAATCTAATTAGAAAAAGAGACAGGTGCTCAAGTTTAAATATTAAAAAAGATGGTGATAAATATTATGTTTTAAGAAAATGTCCTTCGTGTGAAAATGAAATTAAAACATATTCAAAGGATAAAGTAATTGCATGTAGAAATCATTTTAATAAAATTAATAATAAATCTTTGTGTAGAACTTGTATGGGTAAAAATAACATAGGTGAAGGTAATCCATTTTTTGGTAAAAAACATAATAAAGAAAGTATAAAAAAAATATCTAATAGTAGAACAGGTAAAGGAAAGGGTGAAAATAATTCAATGGCTAACCCAAAGTGGAGAAATAAAGCATCTATTAATTTAAAGAAAAAATGGAATAGTGGTGAAATGGAACACGTTAGGAAAATTATGTCTGACACATTAAAGAAAACAAGGTCTTCAGGTAAAATATGTTCGGTGATTAGATCAAAACAAGAAAAAAATATTGTAACCGAAATAAAAAAATTAGGTTATGATGTAACTCACTCATTAAGAATTGGAACTAAAATATTTGACATATTTATACCTTCATTAAATTTAGTCATAGAATATAACGGAGATTATTGGCATTGTAACCCAAATAAGTATGAAAGTGATTATTTTCATGTGGTAAAACAAAAAACCGCACAAGAACTATGGGATTACGACAAAAATAAAATTGACTTATTAAAAGAATATGATTATAATTTAGAAGTGGTTTGGGAATCCGATTATAAAAAAGATAACACCATAATAAATAAATTAATAAAAAAATATGACACAAGATAACCCCTTGAATGGCCGTGAAAGAATCAGAGTATTGGTTCTTCCAAGTGACCGTTCGGGGGTTGGCTGAGGTAAATTTAGATCAGTTGACCCCCACATTATGTTACAAAATATGTACCCTGATGATTTTCACGTAGATATTGATTACGAACCAAAAATTAACGATATAAATTATTGGAAAAAATATCAGATTGTACACGTACATAGAAATATTGGACAAACTTATGAGGAAACTCCTAAGATTATTGAATGGTTAAAGTTAAATGGTATCGTTGTGATTGTTGATATTGATGATTATTGGTTACCGACAAAAGAGCATCCTATTCATCAATTAATTATACAAAATCAAATTCATAAAAAAATTGTTGATAATTTAAAAGTTGCATCATATGTAACAACAACAACCAAAATATTTGCTGACGAGATTAGAAAATTTAATAAAAACGTAGAAGTTTTTGCAAACGCAATTAATCCTAAAGATCCTCAGTTTAATGAGCCAACACTACCCTCAAATAAAATTAGAGTGGGTTGGTTAGGAGGTTCATCACATCTACACGATTTAAGATTAATGAATGGTTTTATATCAAAACTAAGTCCACTACAGGATAAACTACAATATTTTATTTGTGGTTTTGATATAAGGGGGTCTGTTACTGAAATTAATAAAGAAACTGGAGAACAAAAACAAAGACCAATCAAACCTGAGGAAACTGTTTGGGCGAGATATGAAGAAATCTTTACTGACAACTATAAAATTGTTACTCCAAAATACAAAGAATTTTTAAGTAAGTTTGAGGAAAAAGAATTTTTTGGTTGGGAGAATGAAAACTATGTTAGAGTTTGGACAAAACCTGTAACAACATATGCAAAAAATTATTCTAAATTTGATATTTCATTGGCTCCAATTCAGAATCACATTTTTAATAGAATGAAATCTCAATTAAAAGTTATTGAAGCTGGATTTTATAAAAAAGCGTTAATTGCTTCAAATGTTGGTTCTTACACAATTGATTTAAAACATGCCTTACACCAAGGTCAATTTACTGATGGAAATGCGTTGTTAGTAAACGACTCCAATAATCACAGTGATTGGGCTAAAAATATTAAAAAATTAGTTGAGAATCCAAATATGATTGTTGATTTAGGTGAAAGACTTTATGAAACAGTTAAAGACAGATATGATCTTAATAATGTAACAAAAGAAAGAGCAGAATTTTACAAATCCTTAATTAAATAAAAAATGATAAATATACCGATTACAAAAATTTTATTCCTTGACATCGAAACGGTGGGGATAACAAAAGATTATGATTCTTGTGTGGAATTATATCCAAGATTGTCTGAACAATTTGACAAATATTTCGATTGGTTCTTAAAAAGATTCCCTGAGGATGCACTTGAGGGTAAGAATGAAAGTGAACGTAAAAATTTAATTTTTGCAACAAGAACTGCGTTGGTACCTGAGTTCGCTAAGATTGTTTGTGTGAGTGTTGCATTTGTTATGGACAACAATGAAATTAAAAAACAAACATTCTCAGGTGATGATGAAGGAAAAGTGTTAAAAGATTTACAAACTTTATTAAATCGTTGTGGTAAATTGGATTTTCACTTATGTGGACACAACTTAAAGAATTTTGATATCCCAATGATTGCTAAAAGAATGATCATTAATGGATTAAAACCATCTTCAATTTTACCTTCATATGATACAAAACCTTGGGAAGTTAAGGCAATTGACACAAAAGACGTATGGCAATACGGAGCGTATACCGCAATTGGATCATTAGATTTAATGTGTTCTTGTTTGGATATACCAACACCAAAAGGTGGAGCTGTGACCGGAGATAAGGTACATGATTGTTATTGGAACAAAGGTATGTTAAAAGAAATTGGAGAATATTGTGAACGAGATGTTGACGTATTGATTGACGCAATCATTAAATTAAAACAATTAAAATAATGGATAAAAATAAGGTTAGTGAGTTTGAGGATATGATGAAACGAGTTAGTTCTCTTGAATCATCATTTGATGATGAGGAATTTGATTATAATCTTATTATTGAAGAGTTTGGATTGGACATTGAAGAATTAGAAAGAACAATGGAATCTATGCAACCAACAATTAAAGTTGGATATCGTAAATCTTCGGATCATGCAATTGAACCATCTTATTCATATCCAACAGATTCAGGAATGGATTTATTTTCAACTGAAACAATTACCATTAAATCTTTTGGTCGAGAACTAATCCCAACGGGAATTCATTTTGATATTCCCGAAAATTATGAAATACAAGTTAGGTCAAAAAGCGGATTAGCAATTAATCAAGGACTAATGGTTTTGAATTCTCCGGGTACAATAGATCAAGGGTATACGGGAGAAATTAAAGTTATTATTTTTAACACAACAAATGGTGAAGTTATTATTGAAAAAGGACAAAAAATTGCTCAAGCGGTAATGACTCCAGTTGTTTGTGGTAAATGGATTCAATTAGTTAAGGTTAATGATATATCAAATAAAGATAGAGAACATAATGGTTTTGGTAGTACTGGCATATGATAACAATAATTTATTCAACACATAAAGACGAAATATATAATAACAAATTTAAACAACATTTGTTACAAACGGTTGGACTTAAAGATGTTCAAGTATTAGAATATGTTAATCATAATCAATATTCACTTTCACATGTTTATAACAACGGAGTAATAGAATCAATTTATGATGTTGTTGTTTGTTGTCATAACGACATTAAACTTGAGAAAAATTGGGGTAAAAAATTATTGGAGGATTTTTCTAATAACCCCGAATTCGGTATAATTGGAAAAGCCGGGTCTTGTTATTTCCCTGAGTCAGGTGTTTATTGGGAAAGAATGAATTTAACTATGGTTGGTCAAGTTTATCACCATCCCGAAGGACAGAAAAAATGGATTAATAGATATTCACCTAAATTACCTTTTTTAATACCGGTTGTAACCATAGATGGTTTATTCCTCTCGTTTGATAAAACAAAAATTAAACATGCGTTTGATGAAACAATTGGTAAGTTTCACTTCTACGATCATTTATTCTGTGTTCCAAATTATTTAGATGGAGTTAAAATTGGAGTTACCTCATCATTTGAAATTACTCACGAATCTGTGGGAAGACCAAATCAAGAATTTTGGGAAAGTAAAGAAAAGTTTATTGAGAAGTGGGGGTCTAATTTACCTTTAGATTTAAAACCAGAGTACCCATATGTTCCAATTATAAAAACAAAGCCAATAAAGAATGTTGGTAAAGTTGCAGTTATTATCCCAACTAAAGGAAATTTAGAGTTATTGTTTAACTGTGTTGATTCATTATATGAACATTGTGATAAAAATATGTTTGATGTTTTTATTGCCGATACAGGATCTACTGATGAAGAAAAAAACAAAATTAAGGAAAAATATTTAAATTATAATATTAATTTAATAGAGTATGATTATTATAATTTTGCAAAAATTAATAATGACGTTGTTAAAAACCATATTGGTAAAGATTATGAATTTTTATTATTTTGTAATAACGATATAAAGATTTTAAATAATGTTATACATGAAATGGTTAGGATCTTAAAATTAAATACTAAAGTTGGAATTGTTGGGTCACGATTACATTATGAAGATAATACATTACAACACTCCGGAATCTTTATTTACCTCAACCAAATCGATAAAACTATAAATGTAACCCATAATAATTCAAATTCATATTTCAATTACGTAGTTGAAAATAATGAAGTTGCTGGAAATACAGCGGCCTTAATGATGACACGTAAAGATTTGTTTATAAATATTGGAATGTTTAATGAGTTATATGACTATTGTTGGGAGGATGTTGAATTAAATCTAAAATGTATTTTAAAAGGATATATTAATATTATATCAGGTAAATCAGTGGCATTTCATTATGAATCAAAAACAAGAAACATTGATAAAGAAAATACTGAAATAACTTCCCAATATTTCAATATATTAATACCATTTATTCAAAAAAATGTTGATAAATTAAAAAAATATTTTTTTATTAAACAATAAAGATGGAAAATATTATAACTTTTATTATACCCTCATTAAATAGATTTACTATCGTTGGTACAATTAAATCATTAATAAATCAAAGTAACCCAAATTGGAGATGTGTTATTATTTATGATGGTGTGGATGGGACACCATTTGATGATGAAAGAATAACAATAATTAAAATTGATAAAAAAGGGTTAGTTGGTCCAAGTAACGGACAATCAGGTTTAGTTAGGAACGAAGGAATAAAATTGTGTGAAACAGAATGGATTGGATTTTTAGATGATGATGATACAATCCATCCTGATTATGTAAAAACATTATATGAGAAATATTCTAACTATGATTTTGTTGTGTGGAGAATGAAATATCAAAACGGATTAATTTTTCCTGAACCACATAGAACCAATTTAGTATTTGCTAGAGTTGGGATATCTTTTTGTTACAAAAATAAATTTGATAACTTATTATTTGATAATAATAGAGATGGTGAAGATTTTGATTTTTTATCCAAATTAAAAAATTTAACAAGTAATTGGGTTATTACCCCTGAAGTATATTATAATGTAAGACACTAGTATGAAAATAACGGAATTTTTTGATAAAACATATTGTATTAATTTAGAGCGAAGGTCAGATAGATGGGAAGAATGTCTTAATGAATTTAAAAAATACGAGTTAACAGGAATTGACAGGTTTATTGCGGTAGACGGAAAAAAGTTAAACCAAACCTCATCGGGATTTATGACACCATCAAGGTTGGCATTAGTTAAAACTAATGTTAATATATTGGAGGACGCGATTAAAAATAATTATAATTCAATATTAATTTTAGAAGATGATGTTGAATTTACAGATCAAGTTAAAAATATGGAATCATTCTTTAAGTCATTACCTGAAGATTGGGATATGTTATATTTTGGAGGAAACCATAATACTCATATGGGAAAAAAACCACCTAACTTAGTTAACGACAAAGTTTGTAAATTACATTACACATTTAGTACTCACTGTGTTGCAATAAATAAAAAATCATTTGTTGAAGTTTTAAATAGAATAAAAAAATATGATAACGCTTTAGATGTTATTTACGTTGAGTTACAAAAATTATTAAATGTTTATTCTTTTTATCCATTAATTGCAACCCAAAGAGTTAGTTTTAGTGATATAGAAAATAAGATGACAGATTATAAATGGTTGATAAAGTGATTTATGAATTTTATAACAACAAATCATAGGGGTGGTATTGGTAATGTAATGTTTAAACTTGCGGCATCAATTAGTATGTCAATTGATAATGAGGTTAATTATGTTTTTTCTAAAGAATTTATAAGACCTATCGATCCTGATTATAAAAATTACGGAGATAACCTACTAAGAAATATTAATTTTATTGATAGGTTACCACAAAATTATTTTGTTCATACTGAAACCCAATTTAATTACCAAGAAATAAAATACAATCAAGGAATTAATTTATTATTAGATGGATACTTTCAGAGTGAAAAATATTTTATAAATAATAAACAAAGTATTATAGATATTTTTAAACCAACGGAAGAAATTAAAAATGAGATATTAAAAAGTTTATCTGAAGTTAATAATTATGTTTCTATACATATTAGAAGAGGTGATTATTTAAAATACCCGAATCATCACCCACAACAATCTGAAGAATATTATAAAGAGGCAGCAAAAATTATTGGTATAAATAATACTTTTTTAATTTTTAGCGATGATTTAGAGGGGATTAAAAATATGTTTGATTATTTACCCAATAAAATATTCTATACTTCGGGTAAAGATTGGTTAGATTTATATACGATGAGTTTATGTAAAGATAATATAATTTGTAATAGCACATTTAGTTGGTGGGCAGCATATTTAAATCCAAATAAAGACAAGAAAGTAATAACAACAAATAAATGGTTTGGACCTGCAAATGCTCATCTTAACACATCAACTTTATTCCCATCGGAATGGATAATCCTTAATAAATAAGAAATGGAAAAAATATACTCAAAAGTAGAAACGGACAAACTATTACACGTAATTAATAGATTGGATGATATTAATGGTAGAACAGAAGTTATACCTGAAAATAATTTTATTCAATGTGCAACATTAAAGATGGAAAAAGATAAAACATTTCCACCACATAAACATATTACTAAAGATAGACACTATACGGAACAAATTGCTCAAGAATCTTGGGTTGTTATTAAAGGTAGTGTTAGATGTATATTGTTTGATATTGATGATCAAATTATTGCGACCCCAATTTTATATTCAGGAGATGCAAGTTTTACCCTTTATGGTGGTCACACATATGAAATACTTGAAGAAGATACGATTGTTTATGAATATAAAACAGGACCATATGAGGGTCAATCTTTAGATAAAACATTCTTATAAAATGATAAATATTATAGGTAATGATGTTATGGTGGATTCCGATGTTTTAATTAAACAAGAAACTGTTATTAAAGGATCACATATTGCAATTGATAAAGGATTTTATTGCACTACAAAAATTGATATAGGGGATTATGTTCACATAAGCCCATATGTTACTGTTATAGGTGGTAAAGATTCTGAGTTTATAGTAAAAGGATTTAATAATATTATGGCGGGTGCTAGAATTATTTGCGGATCTGACAGATTTGATGATAGTGGTTTATTTGGTGCCATGATACCAAATGAATTAAAAGGCAATCAAATTATTAAACCTGTGATAATGGAAGAATTTTCTAACATAGGTACTAATGCAATTGTTTTACCTGGATCTTTTTTACGAAGAGGTGTATTGTTAACTGCGGGTAGTCTTTTAATTGGTGATACGGAAGAGTGGGGGGTTTATAAGGGTAATCCCGCTGTGTTAGTTAAAAAAATTGACCCCACAAAAATAATTGAGAATGCTAAAAAATTAGGTTATGATTTATATAATAGGAGATAGTCACGTTTCAGTTTTTTCTGGAACAGATAAAACATATGATGGTAAACGACATATTCAACCAGAGTTTGGAACGTGTTACACTTTATCTTTAGGTCAATTAAAAGAACACATTAATCGTTTCGAACAAAAGATACCTTACTTTTGCCCCATAAAAATAGGGTCAAATACGGCATATAATTCTTTTAATAAATTACAAAGAATTGAACAAGCAATAGAAGAATATAATGTAACTAAAAACGATTATGTTTTTTTATGTTTTGGTGAGATAGATATTAGAAATCATATTGGGTTTAACGTAATTAAAAACAATATTAGTATTGTTGAGGGGATAAAGATTTGTGTTGATAGGTATATGGAAACGGTTTTATATTTAAAAAATAAAAACATAAATGTAGGTGTATATGGGTCACCCCCATCCTCAGTGGGTAATTTATCACCTATTGACTTTGGGGATGTAATAAAAAGAAATGAAATGACAATAGAGTTTAATAAATATCTTAAAACAAAGTGTTTAGAAAATAATATACCATTTAAAGATATATCAAAAAAGTTAATGTTACCTGATGGGGGTACAGATCCAAAGTATATAATGGATGACATACATCTTTCTCAAGAATCAATGCCATTTATACTACAGAATTTTCTGACATAATAAATAATAATTTAATATAAATGTTACAATTTCACACATATGGGGATAGCCACGCATCAGAACATGGTGGTTGGAAAAGTATAAATATTGATGGGTTAACTATAGTGGTTAATTGGTTAGGACCTAAATTAATGTATAGTTTTGGTAGGGATAAAAACATAATAGTTAATAATAATCGAATTAATGTTGGTGACTATATTTGTTTTTGTTTTGGTGAAATAGATTGTAGGGTCCATATAAACAAATATGAACCTAATTGGATGGGGACTATTGATAATTTAGTAACTGAATATTTTATTGCAATATCTAAAAATGTATCGGGGTTAAATGTAAAAACTTGTGTATATAACGTGGTACCACAATTAGAAAGATCTTTACCTGAAAATAGATGGATAACTAAGTGGGATGAAGAAAATTGTCACCTACCCGATATATTACCCGCTCAAGGTACAGATGAAGACAGAGTTAGGTATAGTCTTTATATGAATGAAAAAATTAAAGAAAATTGTATAAAATACGGATATATATTTTTCAATATATATGATAAATACATAAATGAAAAAGGATTTTTAAATCCTGAATATTCAGACACTAATTGTCATATAAAAGATCCAATTTTCATAAAAGAAAACTTAATAAAATTAATTAACAATGAATTATAATTTAAAATTTGTACCCCTTTTTCCTGAGTCACCAATTTCAGGTGTGGGTATGGCGGGTAATATATTAATAGTTATTAATGAACTATTAATAATGAATGAAGGTGATGGGGTGTGGGTAGATATGGGGTCCTATAAATCTATTTGTTACGATAACTTAGATTATACTAATAATGCTTGGGAATACTATTTTACCCAAAACAAAAATTTTGAGGGTGGTAAGGAAATATTATTGAAACCACCTAGACCCGCTATGATTAATTACAACTATCCGTACACACAAATAGATAGTTTAATTATAAGATCTAAAAAGTTGTTCTACGATAATTTTAAAATAAAAGATGATATATTAGATGAGGTGAACCAATTCTTTGAAATAAATTTAAAAAATAAAATAACATTAGGTTGTCAGATTAGATTGGGGGATATGGTTAAAACTCATGACGTACCAAATATTGAGGGTTACTGGAATAAAATTTTAAATATTTTAAAAGAGAATCCTCAGATAGAACAAATTTTTTTGGCTACCGATGATGACGAAGCAATAGAATTTATATCTAAAAAAACACCAATACCAATACTTTACCAAAAAAATATTTATAGAACTTCAAGTGAATCCCCTTATGAGAGACTTAATTCTGAAAGAGAAAATCACGGATATAATCTATGTAGAGAAGTTTTAATAGATATGTTATTATTAACTAAATGTGATTATTTTTTAAGATCTAAAATATCTGCGGTTTCCTTAATCACTACAATTTTATCTGAAAATATAAAAAAAATATACAACACATAATAATGGGTAGAGTTAAAATTAATATGATTGGTGGAGGTTTCCAACATAGTATCTCAACAAACGATTTACCCCCAAAATTTATCGAATGGACTAAAGATGGGTCCGCAGAAATTTCTATTCACATTGATAAAAGTATTCCTATACCAACAAACCCATTAAAAAAAAATTACGCTTGGTTGTGCGAATCAAAAACCATAATTGGTCCTTTATATATTTGGTGTCAAAATAATATTGAGTTTTTAAAATTAAATTATATAAAAGTTTTTACTCACGATGTGTGGTTATCAAGTATATCAGATATTTTTGAATTGACATTATGTAGTGGTAAATCATATTTTTCCCACGGTGAAATATATCCAAAAACTAAATTGGTTTCTATGATTGCATCAAACAAAACTATGTGTTCGGAACACATTTATAGACAACAAATTATTCAAAAATTTTCCAATAAATGTGATCATTTTGGTAGAGGTTATAACCCCATAAATAATAAAGAAGATGGGTTAAAAGATTATTGTTTTTCATTTGCAATGGAGAACGCAACATATTCAAATATGTTTACGGAAAAAATTACAGATTGTTTTATGACAGGAACGATTCCAATTTATTATGGGATTAGTAATATTGGGAATTACTTTAATACGGATGGAATAATAATATTAGATGATAACTTTAAAATTGAAGATTTATCATTTGAACTGTATCATAGTAAAATAGATTCGGTTATAGATAACTTTAAAAGATCAATTGACTTTCCCCTTGCGGAGGACTATATTTTTAAAACCTTCATTGAAGGTAAATAAAAATAAAAATATTTTATTATGTCATTTGAAATTATATCTAATTTTGAAAAATCAATCTCTAATTTTTTTGGGTCTCCTTACGCAATTGCCGTTGATAGTTGTACTCACGGGATTGAGTTATGTTTAAGGCACACTAAAGAAACAAAAATAAATGTACCAAAAAGAACTTATCTATCTGTACCATTTTTAGCTGAGAAGATGGGTTTAGAACGAGAATGGAGAGATGAGGAGTGGGAAGATTACTATACATTAAATTATAATGAAAAAAGAATAATTGATGCTGCAGTTCTTTGGAAAAAAGACAGTTATATTCCAAATACATTTATGTGTGTTAGTTTCCAATATCAAAAACACCTATCTTTAGGTAGAGGTGGTGTTATTTTACTTGATAATGAGGATGACTATCTTACCTTAAAAAAAATGTCCTATGACGGAAGACTACCTAACATTCCATGGCGAGACCAAGATATTGATACAATTGGGTTTCATTACTATATGACCCCTGAAACCGCAAAGTTAGGTTTAGATAAATTAGAAGATGCAATCAATACACCACCAAGAAAATGGTTTGTAACAGATTGGCCTGACTTAACAGAAATGAAAATTTTTAATAAATAAATAAATAAATAACAAATATAAAATAATGAAAAAAGCATTTATCACAGGTATAAACGGACAAGACGGATCTTATTTGTCGGAATACTTATTAGACTTAGGATATGAAGTTCATGGTATCATTCGTAGAAATTCAGTCCCTGAAAACCAACAAAGTAGATTAACAGATGAAATTAGAAATAAATTACATATATACTATGGTGACCTTTTGGATCAAGGTAGTTTAGAAAGATTAATGAGTGATATACAACCAGATGAAATATATAATTTAGCAGCTCAAAGTCACGTTAGAATTAGTTATGATATTCCACAATTTACCGTTCAAACAAATGCTATCGGGGTCATTAACATTTTAGAAGCATATAGAAGATCTTGTCCAAATTCAAGATTTTATCAAGCGAGTTCATCAGAAATGTTTGGTAGTTCAGTTGATGACGATGGGTTCCAAAGAGAAACTACAATTATGAACCCTGTGTCACCATATGGTTGTTCAAAAGTGTTTGGATATAATATTGTAAGAAACTACAGAAAGGCATATAAATTACATGCGTCAAATGGTATTTTATTTAACCATGAATCACCAAGAAGAGGGTCAAATTTTGTTACAAATAAAGTTGTTAAAACTGCGGTTGAAATTAAACTTGGATTAAATCATAAATTAGTTTTAGGTAATTTAGATTCTTATCGTGACTGGGGTCACTCAAAAGATTATGTTAAAGCAATGCATTTAATTATAAATAACGATGTCCCTGATGACTTTGTTGTTTCAACAATGGTTACACATTCAGTAAGAGATATGGTTGAGTATGTATTCGAAAAATTAGATTTAGATTATACAAAATATATAAGTCGGGATCAAAAATTTATAAGACCTGAAGAATTAGATTATTTAAAAGGAGACTCAACAAAAATTAGAACCCAATTGGGTTGGGAACCTGAGTATACATTTGAAACAATGTTAGATGAAATGATTAAATTTTGGTTAGAATATTATGGAAAAAAATAAAATTGTAGGTATTACTTGTAGTACGTTTGATCTGCTACACACAGGACATATTATTATGTTAGAAGAATGTAAAAGACATTGTGATTATTTAATATGTGCATTACAAAACGATCCAACAACAGATAGAAAAGATAAAAATAAACCAATCCAATCTCTTGTAGAAAGATATATACAATTGGATGTGGTAAAATATGTTGATAAGATAATCCCCTACAACAATGAAGAAGAGTTAGAAGAACTTTTTAGTTCTTTGGATTTGGATGTCCGAATAATTGGTGAGGATTATAAAGACAAAAACTACACAGCAAAAAGTATTTGTCAAAAAAGGGGAATTAGAATTATTTACAATAAACGAGAACATAATTATTCAACATCAAACCTTAGAAAAACTATTTATGATGAAGAATGTAAAAAAAGATTTATTAGGTAAAATATGGCAATAAGAAAAAAACCAGATCCAATAATTAAATTGGAATCTAAAGATTCTAAACCTTTCACAAAAAAGGATTTAATCAATTCGATAATTAAACGAAAACAAAAAAACAAATTTTTATCTAAACACCAAGAAGATTATTATAACATTTTAAAGAATAATCAAATTACGGTTGCTTCAGGACCTGCAGGTGTTGGTAAGAGTTTTATTGCAATGAAGGCGGCGGTTGATCTTTTGGTAGATACAAATAACTCATATGAGAAAATAATCATTGTTAGACCGGCAGTTGAAGCAGAAGAGAAATTAGGTAGTCTTCCTGGAGGTCTTGAAGAAAAGTTAGACCCATATATTTTCCCATCTTATTATTTATTAAATAAAATTATTGGTAAAGAATCTAGAGAAGAATTAAAGAAGGCAGAAATTATTGAGGTATTCGCATTAGCTTATATGAGAGGTATGAATATAGACAACTCAATCCTTATTTTTGAAGAGGCACAAAATTCAACCCCTAACCAAATGAAATTGTTGTTAACAAGAATTGGGTATAATAGTAAATTTTTTATTTCTGGAGATCTTGAACAGACTGACAGATATAAAGATAAAAAACAATCAGGATTATACGATGCAATACAAAAATTTGCTAATGTTCCCGACATTGGTGTTTATGATTTTAGGGACGCTAAAAACGTTAGAAACCCATTAATTACTAAAATATTATCAGAATATGACAAAGAGAGTAGGGATTGAGATTAATGGGGTATTAAGAGACACTATTGGAAAGTTTACAGAACTTTATGAAAAACATATGATCGATAAGAATCATTATGAATCAACGGATAAAACATATCAAATAGAATTTTCCGGAGATACTGAAGAAATTCTTGAACTTAATGAAAATACCAATGATAATAAATTTGAATATAAAATTTTAAGTCCTGTAACATCTTTAGATTTAGAAAACCATTTTTTGTTTAAAGATAAAGATGAACTTTATTCTTTTATGTATGAGGATTATACTATGGAGTTATTTGGTCACGCACCATCAACAGAAATGATGACCTTTAATTTATTAAACGACATATATTATAATTTAAGAGATACTCACGATTTAATAATTGTGTCTGACGAAATTGGAAGGTCAAAACCATCTTCATTATTTTTCTTATCTAAATTTGGATGTTTAGTTGAAAAAATATTTTTTTATAGTGAAATAACAAAAAATAACATGTGGAATGACATAGACATTTTACTTACAGCAAATCCTAACCTATTATTAAATAAACCATCAAATAAGATAGTAATAAAATACATAACTCATTTTAATAAAGACATTGAATCTGAGTATAGTATTTCATCTCTATCCGAATTTGAAGATAAATTAAAAAAAATAATAAAAAATGTTTAAAATATTTGATGAACACTACTATATAGATTTAGACTCAATTGAAGAATGTACAAGAATTAGGTCTAATGATGAATTATCAGGTGATACTGAAAATCAAATCCACGTTGTTAAATATGAAACCATTAAATTTTTATTGGAAATTATAATGACAGAAAATGAAGCAATAGATCAAAAATTGGGAATGAATTCAAATGATATAACTATACCATTTAAAATTGCATTTAATACCTTACTTTTTAAAAAAATAATAAATAAATTATAAATATATGAACGAAGAACAAATAACAAAATTAGAAAGATCAATCCAAAATATGAAGGATAAATCTTCAAGAATTTATTTTGTGGTACAAGATACCAAAGGAAATGCTAAGGCATCGATAAAATACATTTATCAGATGGCAATGGCACTTAAATCTGATGGATATAATCCAATAATTTTACATGAAAAACCTGATTATTTTGGGGTATCCGATTGGTTAGGTGAAAAATACATGACAGATTTAACACATAAATCAATTGAGGGTAATAATTTAGAAATTTCTCCTGATGATTTAATTATTATTCCAGAAATTTTTGGATTTGTGATGGATCAAATAACTAAATTACCTTGTGGTAAAATTGTTTTATGTCAAGCATATGATCATATTTTTGAAACTTTACAACCGGGACAAACATGGTCACAATTAGGGTTTAATAAATGTATTATAACATCTGAAAAACAAAAAGAGTACGTTAATTCCGTAATGAGAAATATGTCATTTAGTATTATTGAACCGGTAATTTCTGAAGTATTTGAAAAACAAGAGTTACCACCTAAAACAATTATCTCAATTCATACAAGAGAGCACAGGGATACTGTAAATTTAATTAAAACTTTTTACTCTAAATTCCCACAATATAGATGGATTACTTTTAGAGATATGAGAGGTCTATCTGAAGTTGAGTTTGCAAACGCAATGAAAGAAAGTTTTGTATCAGTGTGGGTGGACCCAACGAGTGGGTTTGGAACATTTCCTTTAGAGTCAATGAAGATGGGTATCCCCGTAATTGGTTTGACACCTAATTTAGTTCCGGAATGGATGAATGAAGATAATGGAATATGGATCAATAATGTCAATATGTTACCAGATGTAATTGCGGATGTAATACAAAATTGGTTAGAAGACAATTTAAATCCTGAATTATATAATGAAATGGAAAAAACAATAACTAAGTATACAGACGTTACTAACTTCAATGATGTGGTAATTAAAATATTTAGTGAAATGATAAACAACCGTCTTAAAAACTTTGAAGACCAATTATCTAAATTTATAACAACAGAATAATATGAAAAATAAAAACACAATCTCAGTAATTTTACCAATTAAATCGGCAGTAGCTGGTTTTTTTGAAGAGTATCTAAACAAAGCAATTGAATCGATAAAAGTTCAAAAAGAAAAATTTGACGAATTAATTATTGTCCACACAGATGAAAGTCTACTAACTAAAATTTTAGGTGAGTTTGATTTTGGGGATTTAAATGTTAAATTAGAATCGTGGTCTAAAGAACCAAATTTTGCCGATCAAGTTAATCATGGTGTTAATGTGTCAACATCAGAATGGATTTCTATTTTTGAATTTGACGATGAATACGCAAATATTTGGGTTAAAAATGTAAAAAAATACATAGATACATATCCAAATACTGGAGCATTTTTACCTATTGTGGTTGATGTTGACGATAAGGGAGTGTTTGTTGGGTTTACTAATGAAGCATCTTTTGCCTCAAATATTTCTGAAGAAATGGGAATTTTAACAAATGAAACATTACATTCATACCAAAATTTTCAAATTTCTGGAATGGTTATTAAAAAAGACATATTTATTGAATACGGTATGATTAAAAGTAATTTTAAATTAACTTTTGGATACGAGTTTTTATTAAGAATGACTCAAAATTCTGTTAAGTTTATTACAATACCAAGAATCGGATACAAACACAGTAATTTACGTGAAGGTTCTATTTTTTGGAATTATAAAAATGGGGAAAACCGTTTAACTGAAGATGAGGTTAAATTTTGGATTGATTCAGCAAAAAAAGAGTATTTTTTTAATGTACAAAGAGAAATAAATTATGAACCACAAGAAATTTAATGGATAATAATGAAATTGTTATCCAGGATAGTAACAAAATTGTTGCCGAGGATAGTAATAAAATTGTTATCCAGGATAGTGATGAATTAAAAAAGAAAGGTAGAAAACCAAATCCAAATAATTATTTTGCCGAAGTTGAGGAAAATGCAGTTAGAGAATACTTAACGGCAACAACAATGGATCAAAAAAATAAAATATATAACAATTATTTGAAAATACCTTTAGATAAAATGATATCGTCAATTATAAGACGATATAAATTATACAGAAAAGACATGAGTTTTGAAGAAATTCATGTAGACACACATTCATTTTTAATGACTAAAGTTGATAAATTTAAACCTTCAAAGGAAAAAAAAGCTTATTCATATTTTGGTACTATTTGTAAAAATTATTTGATGGGTCAAATAATGAAAGACCAAAAAGAAACTAACAGAAAAATATCATACGAAGATATATCTTCAGATTTACAACATACTCCTGATATGATATATCATATAGATGATGATACATTAACAACTGAAGAAACAATTAAAAAGTTTTTAATTAAATTAAAAGATTCTATGGCCGAAAAATCCATTACTGAACAAGAAGTAAAATTAGGTCAAGCATTGTATGATATTTTTGAAAATTATAATGATATTTTTTTAGACACAAGTAATAATAAATTTAATAAAAATATCATATTATTTGAATTAAGGGAAATGACAAATTTAAGTACAAAGGAAATTAGGTCCTCAATTAAAAGATATAAAAAAGTTTATTTTCAATTAGTTCAAGATTTATTAAAATAAAAAAAAAACAAATATTTATTAGTTATATGCCAAGACCAACTAAAAAAACAATTAATTTAACTAAAGATTCAATGTTATCTTTAATGCAAGAAATCTACAATGAGTTGGTTGAGCAAAGAAATACTGCCATTAGAATACAAAATAAAATGTTAACAATGATGAAAGAACCAGAAGATATGACACTTATTGGTCCTGTTATTGAAAAACAACAAAAAATAATTAATGATTGTGTTGAGAAAAAATTAACTTTATCTAAATTACAATCTACAATATGGCAAAAATCTACGGAGAAAGAAGAAGATTTTACGCTTTCTGATATGGATTTAGATGACGAAACTATTCAAAATTTAATACAAAAAGATATTTCTGATGATAAAAATTACAAAATGAAGAAATAATGGCATTAGATACAGAAGATGGTTATGATAAAATAAAAAAGAGTGTAAGTGTAAGTAAAAAATATGTCGAAGTAAAAAAAGATATAAAAAAACTTAAAAAAAAAACTGGGGATTCCTTTGAAGAGTGGGGTGGTGGTTTAGAAAGTAAATTTGGTAAATACGCAAACAAACAATTATCTTCAGCGGAAAAAAACGTACAAAAATATTCAAAATCAATTAAAAGTCAATTTGATCAAATGTTGGAAATTAAATTTTTAACAGAAAAAAAAGGAGACGGAAAAACAAAAAAATATTTAAAAAAAACATTTGTTTCAGCACTTGAACAGATAAAACCTCAAATATTTGATATTATTTCAGAATTAGGGGTTAAAGCTGTTGGATGTGAATCTGAACAAGAATTTCCTGCTAATACAAGCGTATACATAAAAGTAGGTGCAATTGATTTAGTTGGATTATTAAAAGAAGACCCAAGTGGAACAGTTGGAAAAATATCGTACGAAAAAAACCCTATTGTATATAGTTCATCACCATTTTCAATGAATAAAGAGTTATACAATAGAATACAAAATATTAATGTACCATATTCATCACCTTCGTTTGCGGGAGTTGATTATGTAGGTCCGTCGACCCAAAATTTATTTGATATAACATATGTTGAAAGTTACGTAGACATCCCAACAGGTAATATAATTAACGGTAATTTTTTTAAAGTTGATCTTAAACCTAGATCTAGTAATACCAATAAAGTTTCTGAATTTTTTAAAGACTACTATTCATCAATTGATATTATTGATTACCAATATTTATTCACTAATTTAATTAATCAATTAACGGGGGCAATATCAATAGAAAAAAAAGACGGGAAAGAAAAACTCATCGATTTTACTAAATTATTGTTAATTATGAAAAGAATTTTTGGTATGTGTTTTGATAATACAAAAGAAATTGATGTTTCAGGAATTGCAAAAATATCAGAAACAGATGTTGTTGACGATGCGTTTTTTGAGTTTAGTGAGGTTGACTTAAGATATATTGATATGATCGTATCCAATATAAAATCAGGAGTGGTTGAGTTTGAAGATTGTGATAATGTTAAATTACCTGTTGATGTAAACAGTGTGTTAGACACTTTAAGTAGTTTAATATTTACACCTGGAACTAACAATAATAATGAAATTAATAACGCAGCAGAAAATGTGACAAAACCCTTTGAAAGAAGAGGACTTAATTTAGATCTAAGTTTTTTAAAGGAATATCCAAGAGCATTGTTAATGACAATCCTATCACCTAAAGTAATTTTACCAATAATGATTATGGCAAAATCATTAGGACAAAACACCATAGACTCAATTGGTTCAATGGTGGAATTCGCCAAAAAATTTAAAACATATTTTGTGGAATTAGTTTCTAAAATTATGGCATTATTTGTTAAAATATTATTTAACATTATTAAATCAGATATTATTGAATTAACCAAATCAATAATATCTGATATAAAAAGTGAGTCTATTGTAAAAAAATCATTATTAATTTTGTCTTTAGTTGCGTTAATTGTTAAACTGATTCGTGATTTTAGAGAATGTAAAAGTATTATAGATGAACTACAAGCTATTTTAAGTATGGTTCAAAAATCATTAAAAGATCAAAAAAAATCATTACCATATCCCTTATTAGTTGCGAGTAGAGTTTTATCTGGATTCTCAAAAACAAGAGCAATGATAGGGGTTATTGAAAAATTTGAGGCTTTAGGACTACCAACCGGACCTATGCCTGATGGAAGTCCAAATTTATTTTTAGCCGCTGCGGACGCAATTATTGGTGCGATAGATGAAGAAGAAACAAAAAATGGACAAGTTCAAATTGCTGTAGACCCATTAAGTCTTTTACCAATTGGAGTTACAGTACCACAAGTTGTATTTGGAAAAAAATTATAAAATATGGAAAATAGTAATGAAAAAATAAAAGTAACTTCTAATGAAATATTGGAAATTATAAAGGAATACAAAACAAGACCAAATAAAGATTTAACTTTGGCTTTAGAATTTATTAACAAAGATTTTGAATTAACTAAAGAAAGTGTAATTAAAATGACAAAACATTTAGATAATTTAGAAATTTCTTATAATACAATTTTAAAAGAATATAAGACAAGAAATGGAAAATAATAAAATAATATTTTTTGGTAAAGTTACGGATGTTGATGATCCATTATTAATTGGTAGGATTAGAGTTGAACCAAAACAAGAAATTCAAGCTTTTATATATCCTGAAAATTGGAATGAATCAACAGATAAATGGAAAGAAACAGATCCATTAATTTTTAATCCTTTAATACCTTATTATTTAAGTATAATTCCTGCGGTGGGAGAATATGTTCACATTATTTATTCAAATAAATCAGAAACAGTTGACGCAAACAAATTTTATATTCAAGGACCGTTAAGTAGACCATGGAATAATAAAAAAGAAAACTATAATAATTCTCAATCAGTTTTAGCAAGTGGTGAAAATTTACAACAAGCTTATTCCCCTATAGACCCAAAGACAGGAAAAGTAATTATATCGTTAACAGGTGTTTATCCAACACATGGAGATAACGCAATCTTAGGTAGAGGAACCGCAGACGTTATTGTGAAAGAAAACGAAGTTTTAGTTAGAGCAGGTAAAACACTATCTTCTGGAAATAATAATATTCCCGTAGTTAGAAATGATTTAAGAAGTTTTTTACAAATATCAAGTTTTGAATTAGAAAATGTTAGTAGTGGGACCGAAGAAATAACTAATGAGTCGTTTGAGGACATATCAACAAAAACATATGTACAATGGTCAATAACTAATTTAAATTCTACATCAATTACTTATGATGGTAAAGTAAGTGTATATTCATTACCTGGTAATAACGATAACTATAAAGTTTCGGTTATTAATCAAAGTATTGATTTACTACTTGGGCAAACTATAAGTCCCATTTATGAAATTATATTTACTGGTAAAACTTTAGAACAAAGTTCCACAATAATTAACAACTTAATCAAAGGTGTTAATGATGGTGAAATTTCTTGGGACCCTTCTTTAGGATACTCAAATCAAACTATATCTAATCAATTCCCATTTTTTTACGGACCTGATCAATCAACATATGAATATGTAGTAAGTGGATTTGCCTCATTAATAAATGCAACATCTAATATTTTACAATCAAGTAAAATAATGTTATTAAATAATAAAATATCTTTAAGTTATGCTTATGACGAAAGAGGTTTTGGGTTAGTATGGAAAAATAATCCTTCAAAATTAGGAATACTAACCGAAATTAAAACCACTGAAGTAGATAAAAGAAATTATTTAGTTCAACCAATTACATACTCTGTTTTGGGTGGAGATAAAGTTTATTTTTTAACAAACAAATCTGAGGGAAAGTTTAAAATAGATCTTAAAGATACTCTTTATGGTATTCCCCAATCCAAATTGGCAATAGAAATACATAAAAGTACAAACTCAATGGTAAGAGGTGAAGAACTTATGTTTTTATTAAATCAAATAGTTGATTTTATGTTAACACATGTTCATCCTTTTCCTGGTTTACCTCCAATCAAAGAATACCCAAATCAAGGGGTTTCAAGTAAAAAAATACTAGAAACAATTAATAATGCTGAAAATAATATTCTAAATCAAAATATCCGATTTAATTGATATTTATATAATAAAAGTATAATGTCAATTAATAACTCATATTTTAGTAGAAATAATACTATCATTTATAATGATTTAACAAATACGGGAAGAAACCCCGTTACAGAATTATATTATGGTGAAGACGGGATTGTTAATCCAAGAGGTTTTAGTCGATTTATTTTTGATATTGATTTAAGTTTATTAATTGAAAAAGTTAATAATGGTATTGTTTCAACAGGGTGTACATCAGCAATGACTCACACATTGAATATGACCAACACATCATATTTTGATAAAGACTTTTTAAACACATCAACATCACAAGGTAGATATCGGGCAACATCATTTGATTTATTCTTATTTAGAATACCCCCCAATAATAGTACAATACCCCCAACCCCACAAATTTGGGATGAAGGAGTAGGGTATGATTTTATATCGGCAAATACCCCCATTCCTAATGATAAAAATTATTCAGATAGACCATCTAATTGGTCAGCAATTACAACAATAGATACTTGGGAAGAACCGGGAATTTATAGTAACACTAATAGTGGTTCATTTAATTATAATTCATTACAAGTTATAGACACCCAACATTTTGAATTTGGGGATGAAAATATTGATTTTGATATGACAAATGAAATAAACTCAATATTAAACGGATCAATTACAACACCTGTTGGTTGGGGTATTGCATACCTACCTCAAGTTGAAAGTTTATCAGGGACAACAGGAACTTATTCTGTTGGATTTTTTACTCGTCATACTCAGACATTTTACGAACCATATCTACAAACAAATTATAATGATCTAATTGAAGACGATAGAAATATGTTTGTTTTGGGTAAAGTTAATAAACTGTATTTATATGTTTATGAAGATGGAGATTTTAAAAATTTAGATTTTGATCCATTTGTTGAATTACGGGACACATCTTGTACCGCAATACCAGGTTTAACAGGACTAACAACTTGTCGTAGATCAAAAGGGGTATATGAAGTTATTATTCCCCCATTAATTGGTTACAAAACTCCTTGTACGTTTACTGATGTTTGGAGTAATTTATTTATTAATGGTTTACCATTACCTAATATTACAAATGAATTTACAATCTACCCATTATATAAGTCTTTACAGATTGGTACTCTATCTCAAGACCCATCAATATATGGATTTGATTTCTATGGAATTAAACAAGATGAAAAGATTTTAAATACGGATATTCGTAAAGTGGGGGTAATTATTAAAAAGGCTTATACCACTAATCAACTATTACTTAAAGTAAAAGCATCGTATAGAATTTATGTTAAAGAAGGATCTACGGAAGTTCAAGTTCAAGATTGGACAAAAATTAATAGAACACCTAATGAGTATTATTTTATGTTTGACACAAGAGATAAAATACCTAATGAATATTTTATTGATATTAAAGTGTTATCAAGCGGAGAAGTTAATACTTATAAGAAACAAATAAAATTTCAAATAGTAAATAAAAAATAAAAAAAAACAAAAATTATGGGACGCGAAGAAGGATTAACAACAATAAGTGCAAACACAAACACTACAATTTGTGTTCAAATATGTACTACTGGTGACACAGGTTCCACTGTAGTGTCAGTAGAACCACAACACCCAACTTGGAGTTCCCAAGATGGTGGTGATGTAGTACAATTAAACATGACCCTCATTGGGGGTAACGGATTAAATTCTTAAGATATGAATTTAGATTATATTATTAGAAAAGTTATTAGAGAGACTCACGAAGAAAAATCTCAAAGATATATGTTCTTTTCAAATCTAGAACAAATGAGAAGACAATGTGATTTATTATTAGATTTTGATCGTAGTATGGTTGAATCTATTTTAGATAATGGACATGATTGGGCTCAAGATCATATTTCTGAAGCTAAAAACAATATGGATCAAGTATTTGATTTCATGATGAATGAATCAAAAAAAGACGGTATGGAATCATCGACAAATGTTAATAATGACATTGTTATGTATGAAGGTCGTAAAAAAACGGGGACACCTCTTTGTGCGAGAGGTATTGCATCCGCAAAGGCAACATATGACGTATATCCAAGTGCTTATGCTAATGGTCACGCTGTTCAAGTATGTAAAGGTTCGATTAAAGGTCTTGATGGTAAAACACATTGTTCGGGAGCTTATTGTTAAAAATATTTTTTTTATTCAAATAATTTATATATATTTGTACAAACAAACAATATATAGATATGAAAAACAAAATAAAAAGATTTTTTAATAGATTAAAACTTAAATTTTACATTTGGTCAAAAAGATCTTCAAGTATTATACCAACTTATCAAAATGAAATCCTATCATATGAAAAGACGTGTTTTAAAATATGTCTTAAAATAATTCAACATAAAGATACGGAATTTATGATAGCCCCAATGTCTGATAAACGTTATCTTAAAAATGACGATATGAAAATTTTCATAACAATGACAGATCATAGGGTTGAGATCACTAATCACGTTTATAATTATAATGTTAAACTACATGATAGAGATTGGGAAAGATTAACATATATTTTTGATCTTGAAGCGGATAAGAGAAGACTTAATTATGAGGGTGAGGTTAATTCACAAATCACTAACTCTCTACACAATATCTTAGAAAGAGTTTCTAATTTCGATTAAAATTTTATCAACCAAAGAATCTACGGATTCTTTTTTTGTTTTATATGATGTCATTATTGGTTTTTGACCTTTTCCTGTTTGAGTATCTTTTTTCTCGGCGGTTCTTTTTTGTTTACATGCGGATCTTTTTTGTGAATCACTCATTTTACCTGCAACTCCAGCCGCCCTACATTTAGGGTAAGATCCTTTAGATGTATCTTGTCGTCCACATGGAGGATGTTTACCGTCAACTTTACTACAAATGTTAACCCAAGGACCTTTTGGTTGAGAAGATCCTTTAGACTTCTTCTTTTTACCAAACCAAACTGCAAGATCTTCTAATACCGTATCTTCAGTTATTTCAACCCACTCCTTTATTGGAACAATTGTTAATTTTTTACCTGGCGTTTGATTTATAATATTACCATCCTCATCGCTTGATGTTGAGTTTGGGTGTTTTGTAATATAATTAGTGATTTTTTTGGCTTTAGATTCTATTTTTTTAATCTGTTTTTTTGTTTCATCCATAGATCCATCATAACTATCAAATTCTAACATAGGGTTATCGTAATTAGATACGGGAATTGTGAAAGGTCCATTTTCAGAATTTTTAAATTTTCGTACACCCGGTTGTAACGGAGCAACATATGAACCTCTACCTCCAGAACTATCTGAAGTTGCTTCTTGTAATATTTTTTTAATAATTTTACTAAGTCTATCCATTTGATTATATTATATAAATATCTTATATTTTAATTATGGAAAAAGAAAATATAAATTATGGTAATTTATTTGGAACAATTGATTTGATTAGCGAACAACACTTGGATATTATTCTCTTATCTATGGATAAAGACCATTCAATATATTATTTAGTTGAGGCGGTTAAGGCAGCACATAAACGTGGGTCGTTTACAATTGGTGAATCTGAAGTTATATCAAAATCAATAAGAGTGTTATCAAAAATTGAAGAACCTACACAAACTAATGAGAAATAAAAAAGGAGACAATTACTTGTCTCCTTTCTCTTATTCGGTATTTAATTGATTATCTCAATTCTCTTAAATCGAATGTTCTAACACCATCAACGGTAATTCTTCCGTAAAATCTGTTGTTGACCATTTTTTTCGCGTATCTCGTCATTATTCCTTTGATCGGAGTAAAGTTGAACGGATTGTACATTGTAGGTGTTAATTGTAGAGGTACGTACGGTGCGTAGATGTAACCTGTGTCTAACAATGATGTTCCTTTGTGTCCAATCAAAACTTGGTTTGGTGGGAAGTAAGGATCACGATAAACTTGGTAACGTCCTGCAAGAGTACCTACTCTTTCAATACCCATGTTATACTGATCTTGCTCAGGAGATGCGTTAGATACGTGGAAGTATTCTAAATCATCAAAGATTGCAGAAACCTCAGAAGAAACAACAATCCAGTTAGCTCCACCTCTCAAAGTTGATTTGTGGATTTGTGCTGACAATTGGTTAATTGCTGTAATCAAAGTTTGATTCCAATCTTTTTGAGTATAAGATGTTGTTTGAGAAATTCTTCTCCATCCGTTGTAATCCCAACGTAGGTTCCAAGCCGCTCCACTTCTTAAATCACGAAGTATTTCACGGTCAATCTCAGCTGCAACTTGCTCAGATAACAATGCAGTTAACTCAGCTTCAGCGTCGATGTTATGGAATGCTGCAACGTCTTGAGCTAACTCAGGAGACCATTGTGCTCTTAATTTTCTTTCTGTAACAGATACAGTAACTGAATCTAAGTCGAAAGAAACCTCACCGATTTGATCTGCAAATTCTAATTGTTCATATCGTCTAAATACTGAAACAAAAGAAGTACCAGATGCTCCTGAATAAATAGTAGTACCTGTGTAACCATCTAAAGATGTTGAATCACAAGTAGCACATATAGGACAAGATAAATCAACTTCTAAGTAGATACACCCATCTGCAGAACAGATATTTCTGAATGAACCACCATTTCCATCAGCTGGATATGTTGTTTGTGTTGTGTTACCGTATTGTACAATACCTTTACCATATTGTTGAGTAACAACTCTGAACAACAATGGAACTGATACACCACCTGAACTAATAACATTACATGGAGTAGATGACGCAGAAAAAGCAGTTAAATCAGCATAAATTTTAAGACTTGCTAAGAAAGTCTCAGAGTCCATTTCATTTCCATCAGGTCCGATTAATTTACCAGCTCCTGTGTCAGCGAAACCACACATTTTAAGGATTAATTTTCTTTGGTTACCAGCTGCGATTTGAACACCATTTGCTGGTACACCACCATTAACAGTTGCGTCAACTAATCCCCCGTTTGACCATGCTTGGATCAATGTACTTGCTGTAACTGCTGACCATTGACCTTTAGAGTAATCAAATAATCCTGGAGGATCTAAATCTGCTGCACTACCTTCATAAAATAAATCATAAAGATTTTTTCCGAATGCTCCTGTATTTGATCCGTATCCTGCTCCTGGTCCTGAGTTACCTGTACCACCTGCTGTAGGTCCGTTCGGTGCTCCGATTGGTTGATAGTGAGTTCCAGACGCATTTGCCGTACCACCACTATAACCTTGAATTTTAGGTACAAAGAAGAACAATTTACCAATTGGTAAGTTCATTGCTTGTACAGATACTATTTCGTTAGCCAATAATTTAGAGAAAACTCTTCTTACGATAGGGAAAACAACTGTTTCAAATGCTCCATTGGAACCTTCAGAAGTTGCTTCGTTAATCAAGAAAGAAGCTTGGTTTTCATATAACTGTGCTACATTTTCTTTTAGGTGACCTCTAAGGCCTTCAAGGAATCCTAATTTATCCCATTTGTTAATTGTGTCTTCTTTGATAACTTTAAGGTGTTTTAACCCGATATTACCAACAAGACCTGATTCTAATAATGCTCCCATTTTTTTGGTTTTTTATTTTTTTTAGTTTATTTTTATTTTTATTTTTATTTTATTTTTGACATTAAATCTTTCATTCTTAAGAATTGAGGATTTTCATATGTTTTAGATTCAATTAAATTAACCGCAGATCCCGATGTTGGGGTTTTTTGAACGGTTCTTTCAAATGTCTCATTAACAAAATGACTCTCTTTACCTACGTTTGAAAGTTCGTCTTTTACTACTTTATACAAATTTTTAGATTCTTTAAGTGTTTCAACGGTATCAAATCTTTTTAAGATATTAATTTTTTCTTGTTTTGTTGTTGAGTGTTCAGTAAATAAACGAGTGGCATAAGCCAAGTTTGAATTAAACACCGCAACTTCATTTAATTTATCTCTAAATACATTCAATGCGTTTCTGTACTCTTCATTTTTTTCTCTAAGAATTTGTAATTCGGAATTACTAACACTTTCATGAGTTCTAACTCTTAATTTAGGTAAACTTTTTCTGTTCGGACTATTTCTACTTCCATTACCTAACGTACGTGCAGATTCTTTAGTTTCAATTTTCTTAACAGGTGTGTTTTTACCTTTTTCCATGTTTTCACCTTCCTTATATTCAAATTTTGGTTTACCCATACCAACACCTCTGGTTCCTTGTTTCATTTTTGTTTTGAACCCGTCACCTTGGTTTGGTTTTTTATCATATTTAAATTTTGATGAATTACCCATTCCAATACCTTTTGATTTAAATTTAGATTTAGATTCAACAACAAATTCGTCATCATCATCATCATCATCATCATCATCACCAAATAGATCTTCATCATCTTCATCTTCAGGATCGATTTCCATATTAAAACGTTCCATCATTTCAGGATCAAATATTTCATCATCTTCCTCTTCTTCTTCTTCATCAAAGTTATTACCCATATTAAAACGTTCCATCATTTCAGGATTAAATTTTCCTTTTAAATGACTTTCATACGAATCTTCATCATCAGTATCATCTAGTTCAACTTCATAGATAGTTTTAGTATCTTTGTCTTCGTCTTCGTCTTCGTCTTCTTCATCAAGATAGAATTTATCATCATCTTGCTCAGATTCACTTAGTTGTATAACATACTCAACGTCGTTATTTTCATCAGATAAATGTATCATTCCTTCTTCTTTTTTTACAATTACCCCATCTTCAGGACCCATAGCTCTAAACACTTTTAAAACGTCTTCGGTCGATGCGTCTGTTAGGTCAATTGTTTCATCGTCTGCATCTAGGTCAAGTTCATCTCCCATATCTACATCCAAATTATCAACGTCATCATCAGATACGTCAGTATCATCAAATTCGGCATCTACTTCAATCTCATCTTCGTCTTCTTGTTCGTTAAGAGATTCTTTTACTAATGATCTGATTTCTTCCTTCATTGTAGAAGCAAGTATTCCTTTTGCATTTTCGTTAATAACTTCTTCCAAATTTCGCATTTGTAAGAAAGTATCTTCAACTAATGATTTTTGTTTGTTCATTATAGTTTGGTTATTTTACAATATAAATAGTGTGGTTTTCAAAAAAATTCGATTTTTATTAATTTTATTGCAAAAAAAATGGAGATATTTAAAAATACCTCCAATTTAAAAAATTAATTAGTTTAAAATTTATTTAATTACTTCATCAATTTTACTTTCAGTTATGGATGTGATTCTCCAATCCATTGTGTAATGTTCATAAACTTTTGTTACTTTAGATTCGACATCAGTAGGGGAGTAACCCAATACTAATTTTTCTTCTCTAACTTTTTTAACTTTTCCTGATTCGTTATCTAACAAATCTGATGTGATCTTCGCCACAAAATACTTTTCTCCTTGTTCCATAGTTTAATTATTTATTATTTTTTTAAATAATCGGATAATCTTTTCATTAAGTCAAGCGATTTGTTACCAGAATCCCCAATATTTCTTTCAACGGACATTTTTTTTTCTTCATCTAAGTTTTCTTCATAATTCATTCTCTCATTTTTATCTAAGAATAGATACGCTCCAGGTGTTGATGGAGACGAAACTAAATCAAAACAAATTAATTCAAAATCATCTTGAACCTCATTTTGGTCACCCACTTTTTTAAGTGATCCTACACCACGAGAAGAAATACCTAAAGTAACACCTTGTCGTAAATAGTTTGCTGCCAGATCTCCCTTTGTTGATACGATTCCTCTTTCATGAAATCCAGGACTTGTAAGTAATTTTAATTTCCCCAACAATACAGGACCCTCCCACCATACTTCAGTAATTAGGTGAGAAACTCTATCTAAATCAATTAAAGATGACTCAGGGTGATTAAGTTCAGATAAAGAAGTTCCTTTCTCTATCATCTTCTTATAATTTTCAGATTCTCTTTTTAATATTTTTTCAGGATATATTCTACCATTTCTATTTGGTGTATCGTATTTTTGTAATACGGCATAGAATTCAAATGGTTTAGAATGGTCAAGCATATTTCTTGACTCATTTAATGTACTTAAATTACGACTCTCATTTGGATTAATATAACCAGCGTCATATTCAATAAGAATTCCTTTTTTATTAGATTCTTGTGGACCTAAAATTTTATAACCGTTCATAATATTTTTTTATTATAAATACTAAACTTTTTCGGTTTTTACTTTAATAGGTTTAACATTGCCTGTTTTTGTTAAATAAAATTTAAAGTATTCATTATTATATAAGATATCATTATATATTCCTTTTATAATTTCTTTTAATTTACGTTTAAGTAATAAACCTTTAAAATCCATTTCATTAATTAAATAAATATTTATTTCTACATTCATAAATGATTTCTTTTTTATTGATAGTCCACTTGTTCTAAGATCCGTATCAACAATAAACTTATCATCAAAAAAATTTTTATCTATGTGATTATATATTGAATGCTTTATAGACCTGTTCATATTTAAAACCACTCTTGCCCAATTTTCAACATCATATTTTGGTTCGACCCAAGTCTGTAAATTTAAGTAAAGTGATTTAAAGTTTTTGGAATCTACTGTTCCATAAGTAATTTTTGAGTTTTTGAATCCACTCATTTTTGCGGTTTTTCCTTTTTTCATTTGTATTTTTCATAAAAACAATGTTTATTTTATAATAATAATAAGCATTTATCTGATATATATCAAATATAAAATAAAATATAAAATTAATATATGTTAATAGTACATGTTAAAAAAAATGGGGGGATTGAAAGGGCTCTTAAAGAATTAAAGAGTAAGATAATTAAAACAAGACAAAATTCTAATTTAAATAAAAGAAAAGAATTTACTAAAAAATCTGTGAAAAATAGGGAAGTGTTAAATAAAGCCACTTATCGTCAAAAGTTAAAAGATAACGATTAAAGATTTTCATTTAATTGTTGTAGTTTAATATAGTTTAAGGTATCAAATGATTCGGTACTAATTTTTTCAATTGTTTCATCGATTCTTTTTATAACTTCTTCATCATTATCATCTTCTTGAAGTTTTTCTAACTTAGAAATTATTTTATCTTTTAATGAATCATAGTTTTCTTTTAATTTATTTGTATCGGAAGATAAAAGTGTTTTTAATTTTTTTTGGTCAGATTCATTAAGATTGGTAATATAATCTTTAATTGTTTTATTTGCAATGTTTACCATGGTATTTAATGGTATATTAATAGGTTCTTTTTTATCCTTTGGTATTTTTGTTATATTTTCTAAAATTATTTTTTTACTTGTAATTTTTTCTTCTAATTTAGTAATACCATTTGAAAATAAATCATCAATTACATCATATTCATTATTATAATCAGATCCATAAACCCAATCTGTTATGGGTTTAATGTCCTTATTTGATATTTTATTTATTGTGTTTTCATAAATACTTATACTCTTATTAATAAATTCGTTAGCAATTGATTCACTCAATCCCTTGTTTGAATTTAATTCATCATAAAGATAAAAAAGTTTGGATATGTTTTTATTTTTTAAAACAACTGAATTAAATTTTAATATTTCAGTCTTAGTTGTGTTGTTTTTATACGACTCAACTAACTTATTTTCTATTTTTGATTTTAATTTTCCGAATCTCATAATTTTTTTATTATAAATATCAATCTCTTAGTAATTTGCTCAATTCATTTTCCATTGAACCTAAAGAATTTTTACCTTTAGATAAGTCAATGTACTTATCACCATAAATATCATCATTCTCTAATAGAATACTTAAATTATCATTTTTTTTATTTTCAGGTAATGTTTCTTCTGCGGGTGGAGCTGGTTCAGAAGGTTCTGCCCCACCACCAAAATCAGGTAACGAACCACCACCACCACCACTTGGAGGAGGAGTAGGAGCATCTGATGGAGGGTTTTCGGTAGATCCCGATTTAGTTTTATATAGTCTATCTACAATATCAAACATACCGGTATGTGTAATAACTGTTGCGGTATTTACCAATTCTGCTGCAACAGCTCTTTCTAATCTTTGTTGTTGAGTATCTAATTTAATATCTTCATCAGAGAATCCAAAAATGTGTTTCTTAGCCCAAGTTGCTGAGGTTGGTGATAATGTATTTGGTATTTCAGTTACCAAATCTTTATACAACAAAACTTTTTCTTTCCAAACATCAATCATTAATAAATCTGCTTGTTTTGACGGGTTTGTTAATCCTAATGTAAAGTTTTGTAATTCATCTTCAAATCCTAAAATAAATAAATGTACAATTGCAATTTTATTCATTTCTGAAATCATTGCTTTTTGAATTTTGTTAATTGTTCTTGCAAATCTTATATCTTGTAAGGATAAATTTTTACCGTCACCAACAACCTCCTCAAATCCTAAATAAGCTTTTGGAACCCGTAAGGCGGTAACCAACTTTTTTTGAATATATTCAATATCCGCAATTTCAGATAAATTTGTTGCTCCA